ATCTATTAATACTGTACCTGAAGATGGAAATGAAGTTGAACTAGCCATTGATAATGATGTAACACTAGTATTTATTGATGATGATAATGTTGATGTAAATTGACCAGATTTAAATCCACTCCAAGGTCCAAGTCCAAAACCAGTAGATGCAGTTTCTACAGCAGGTCCAACAGGATAATAATGTTTAACTCTTATACCACCAGATGTAGTAGCACCTGATCCTGATTCATTAGAGCCAACATCAATTGTAAGTGTAGTATCTGTTGGTATAGATTGAACCATAAATTTATTATCATCAAAGTTAGAAGAACTAAAATTAGAATTAGTTATAGCTGTAAAATTATCTAATAATATAATATCAAATTGATTTATGTTGTGTGCTGATGAAAAAGTTAAAGTTACAGTCGATGATCCGTTTGTAGTAGTAAAAGCACTTGTTAAAGTTGTAGTAGCTTTGATTGGGTGTATATCATAAAAGATACCACCAGAGTATGCATATAAAATTCTGTTTGTACCTAATGCAGCATACTTGATACCTGATGTATTTATAAAATGATGAATAGCAGTGTTACGTCCTGTAATGTCGACAGATCCTAATTGTGACCAACCACCTATTTTTTCAGGCGATCCATATCTAAAACGAACATTGTCACCAGCAACCCATTGACCTTCACCACCTGTTGCAGTGACCTGTTTATTGAATCCTGGTGCAAACTTTAATTTTTGCAACATATTAATTTACCTATGGTTTAGTAGGCCACGTAGCATTATTACATTTTTCAACAGTATCTTTACCTGCAGGCAGATCTCTAAGGTTCTGTCTGTATGTTTTCATGTCGTTTGACATGGTCACATCAGATAAAGCATAGTAATCAGTCTCAGCAAGAAGTCTATTTCTTTTAGCTCTAAGATCAGCTTGTGCTCTTCCTACAGCACCATCTGCCCATGCTTTCTCTTCAGCATCTCTTGCAGCTTCCTCTTCAGCCGTAAACTGTACTCTATTACCGTTTATGTTATGATATCTTGGCATAGTTTTCTCCTTTTAATTTATGTATCATTTTTATAGAATTCCGTAAAGGCAAATATCTCCAGCATCTATGTTGCCACTACTCATTTTAAATTGCATAGCTGTAATATCTGCCGTTGTGTTAAAATATCCAGCTATGTAAAAATGTAATGCTAGGTCTTCATGTGAACTTATATGTGTTTCACCTATAAAATGTTTTACAAATGTTGTAGATGATGGATTAAAAATTCTTAAAGATCCACTTAAACCTTGATCATTATCTGATCCTATTGAAGCCGCTAAATTTTGAAACCCAGTTGCTTGTGCTAAATCTTGATTAGTATCATAAACTAAATTTGTAGAGTCTCCAGCTTCATTTTGATAAGCATAAAAATAAGTTGTTGTTTTGGTTACATCATAGCTATGACTGCTATCATCATCTGAACCATTAAATGTAAGAGCAGCAGCATCGGTTGCTGGATGCACATTGTTAAATGTAAATAAATATTCTTTGTAGGTAGAATCAAATACAACATCACTTGCCCCATCAACAAAACTTAATGTTCCATCAGAACTAGCAGTTAACTTTTTAATAAACACCATAGATCCAGTATTCAAAGACCCAAAGGTTGTAACCGATCTAACTCCTCTATCATTAAGTGTAACTATGCTCATTATGAATCCTTTATTCCATATAGTTTTATTGTGCCTGCATCTATGTTTCCTGAACTCATTTTAAACTGTGCGGCATCAATGGCTGTTGTTGTATTACAATATCCTGCAACAAAAGAATTTGTAGATTGTCCATTTTCTGAATTAAATTGTATGGTTCCGTAAAAATGTTTTACAAAGGTTGTGCTTGATGGATTAAATAGATGTAAAAATCCAGTTAGACAATGATCATTATCCGCATCTAAATTATCTCCTATTTGTTGAAATCCTGTTCCTTGAGCTAAATCATAACCTGCATATTGTAATCCATTAGAACTACCAGCTTCATTGTGATAAGCGTAAAAAAAACTTGTTGTTTTTGTAGCATCATAGTCTGTGCTACCATCTCTAAAATTAAAACTAAAAAGAGCTTCTGTGCTGGTGTGAATATTAATAAACTTAAATAAATATATAGGATAAGTAGAATCCAACACTACATCATCACTACCATTAACAAATGATAATGTTCCACTTGAACTAGCAGTCAAAGTTTTAATATGTGTTAATGTTTTAGCTGCCCCAGGTATAGCTGAGATATTTGCAATGCTTCTGTTGTTATAAGTTACAATTGACATCACACAACTCCATATAATTTAAATGTTCCAGCATCTATGTTACCACTAGACATTTTAAACTGAACTGCATCAACAGCACTCGTAGTATTTCCATATCCAGCAATATAAGAATTCCAACAATAATTACCATTGTGAGAGTTTGCTATGGTGGTCGCTATAAAATGTTTAACAAATGTAGTTGACGAAGGATTAAATAAATGTAAAAGCCCACATAAATTTTGGTCAGCATCATCAGCTTGTTGACCCTCTTGTCCTAATTTTTGGAATGCAGTTGATTGTGCTAAATCTCTATTATCTGCTATGGCTAAAGCTTGATCATTATCAGCTTCAGCATGATAAGCCTCAAAAAATGTTGTAGTCTTTGTTACGTTATAATTTGAACCACTATCTGCACTCATATTAAATTGAAATTCAACATTATCTGTTTGAGGATGTATATTTATAAGTTTAAAAATATATTCTTTATAAGTAGAATCCAGATTACTAGTAAAACTTATAGTAGAACTACTTGATGCAGTTTGTGTTTCTAATAATACTAAGCTACCACCAGAGACTCCTGAAGGGAGACTGGTAATGGATGCCATGGATCTGTCATTGCATACATTGATTGACATGTTATGCTCCGAACAGTGCTGTTATCTCGTCATCTGTTAATGCTTCTCCAGCTTTTAATTTAGCTTTACCTGATGTTTTTGCATTTGCTTTAGCTGTGTCAGCATCTTTTAATTCTTGTATCTTTGCATTTACTTCTGCTTCAGTTGGCATAGTTGCACCATCTTTAATAATTTTGATGTACTTGTATTGCATACGTTCAGAGTTAGGAATTTTATTTCCATTATCATCATGTGTTTTCCAACCATACCACATACCACCATTAAAAGTTGTTAAAGCACTTTGTAAATAATCTATCATTGGCTATCTCCTACTCTCATAAAGAAAAAACAAGTGTAGTTAAAATCAGTAGCACCATTAATTTCGCTAGTGCTACTAGCAAAACTACCAGCTGTAAATTTTACTTTTACATTTGATGTATCAGTACAATTTACAAGTGAAAAATTAGTAACTTTACCAGAAGATCTACTAGAACCATTTGCAAAATTACTTTGTACGATTTGATCCCAAGCAGTACCATTATTTGCTGTAGCATATATATTAAATGTTACAGTGTCGTTAGCTGCTGGATAAATTTGACCAATATGTCCAACTTGCCATAAACCAGTTGATGGAAAACTCCAAACTCCAGAACTTTGAGAAACTCCTGTTCCTATTTTAGAAAAAGTTGCATCATCAACTCTTTCTATATTTGAAGTAATTGGATCAGTGTCTGCTGTTATACTTCCTGTTAATCTATGTATATCAAATTCTGTAATTCCACCACCTTTTATAAGTGAGTAATCGATTCTTTTAATTGTACCTGCGTCTGATACTAAAAACTCATCGGTATCTGCTGGTTCAGCTGTTAAAGCTGTTTGCCCTGATATAATATCATTGTTTAGTTTAGCAGCGGTCACAGTATCATCAGACGGCTGGCCGATGTCGAGCACGTTACCTAATATTTGAACGAAGTCAATCGAGTCCCCTGTCGCCAGATTCGAGGCGAACGTCATCGTACTACCTGAGATAGTAAAGGATGATCCTGGTTTTTGTAGGATACCATTTAAACTGACTAACATGTGGTTAGCAGATTCTGGGGCCACGTTTACACCTCCTACTTGTAGGGTGTAAGCTGCCTGTCCGTTTACGACCGATATCGCATCACAAACTTGAAAATTTCCTACAGTGGGGGTCTTTCCTATGTACACGGCTGTTCTCCTTTTTGTTTATCTATCATATTAATTAATTCCATACAAGGTTATTGTTCCTGCATCTATGTTACCTGAAGCCATATCAAATTTTACAGCATTAATTGCTGATGTTGTATTTACAAGACCAGCGTAATACATATCATAGTGATATTCTCCAGCATGTGCAGTGCTAACTCTTGACATAAAATGTTTTACAAACGTAGTAGACGCAGGATTAAATAAGTGTAACATTCCAGCATCACATTGATCATTATCATTACCAACATCATTATTTAAATTTTGTGGACTGGTAGATTGTGCTAAATCAAAACTAGCGTCATAACTTAACGCTGTGTTTGTATCACCTTCATTATGTCTTGCAAAAAAAGCAGTAGAAGTAGTTGTTACGCCATAACTTGATCCGCCATCTGTACTAAAATTAATTCTAAATTTTTTACTATCTGTTTCAGGATGTATATTATTAAATACAAATATATACTCTTTATAAGTAGAATCTAATACAACATCACTGCTACCATTTACAAAAGCTAAATTAGCAGATGAACTAGCAGTTAGTTTTTTAATAAATCTCATGCTACCACCACTAAGTGTGGCCTCTAATCCATCGGCACTAGAATTGAATCCAATTGTTTTACCTGCTGTTGGTGTTACATTTAAACTATTAAATTTTAATTTATTAAGTGCCATT